GTAGATTTTCAAATATAGAATTTAGAATTAATCCCAAAGATAAACCTAAATTAGCAAGTAAGTTATTTGAAAGAGCAACCTTTATTCTTAAAGAACAGAATGTAACTTATGAAGAAAAGGTACTTGCAGAATTAATCAAGAAACATTTCCCAGACTTTAGAAAACTCATTAATGAATTACAAAGATATTCAGTAAGTGGTACTATTGATGCTGGTGTTCTTGTTAATGTATCTGATGAAAATTTAAAGACACTTTTAACTCATCTCAAAGGTAAAGAGTTTAGTGATATGAGAAAGTGGGTTGTCAATAATCTTGATAACGATCCAGTTAAAATCTTTAGAAAAATTTATGATAGTGTGTACGATAGTTTACAACCAGAGACTATACCTCATGCTGTTTTAATTATTGCTGATTATCAGTATAAATCTGCCTTTGTTGCAGATCAAGAAATTAACTTGGTGGCTTGTTTAACTGAACTAATGTCACAGGTGAAATTCAAATGATAGGGAAATATCTTAAACACGATTTAATCGCTAAAGACTTTACATATTCTGAATGGTATCATTATAAAGATGTATCAAAGGCAGCAAATCAATTTGAGAGTGTTGTTTATTCAATTGTTTATAGTATAGATAAACCAACCGTGCCTCCTAACAAGTTTACAGATTCTACTTTTATTAAAATAGGAACTTCATCTGGTAAAGGTTTTGGTATGTCAGATGATAGTATGTCAAATAAACACAGGACTAAAAGAAGAAAACCAACAACTCAACCACAAGATAGGTGGGGCGACCATAAAGTTATTTTACAATTGGGCCCAGAAGCAAATCAAATTAAAAAAAACATAGGTAATTTAAAAGCAGCATGGGCACCTGTGTTTGAAAAATATGGATATGGACCTAAACTAACTAGAAATATTTGGGTTAGTTTTTTGATTCCTAATGAATCAATGAATTTTAGAGATTCTTCAATGCTGTGTGAGTGGATGGAAATAAATTCAATAAACGACCATATACAAAAATTTCAAGGTAGTGCTCCTATAGCAGATTTAAAATATCAAAGTATATCTGATAAAGAAAGAAGAGGATTATGTCTCGAAAAAGAAAGAGCATTTAAAACAAGAAGCACTAGATTTGCTAATGATGAAGATTATATAGATAAACTTACAAATAATTCTAAAAATTTTAGAGATAAACCATCAGACTTGACTTCCTTTTTAACTAAAAAAATAAAAAGGTTATCATAATGTACGAACTTAAAGAATACTTAAACTCCATAAACTTTACAAAGAAAGACTTAATGAAGTCCGAAGATAAAGAGTGGATTAAAAAGTATCCTGCTTTTATTGTAAACAAGATGTTATCTGCTTTTTCAGACACCATAATGCTAGTTAATGAAATGAATAGAAATCACTTCATTGATAAAGATATGCAGTTTCAATTTCTACTAAATAGTATTAGACCAAAGAAAAGGTTTAGTCCTTTTCTAAGAGCGAGTAAATTAAAAGAAATTGAGTGTGTAAAAGAGTATTATGGATATAGTAATGATAAGGCAAAGTCTGCTCTTGATATACTCACCAAAGGTCAAATTGATCTGATTAAAGAAAAATTATATAAAGGTGGGATAAAATGAATGAATTAAATGAAAGTTGGCATCCAGATGAGATGTTGGAAGTTCAACTAAAAGAACCAGATGATTTTTTAAAGGTTCGTGAAACACTAACTAGAATTGGTGTTGCCTCTAGAAAAGATAAAAAGCTATTCCAATCGTGTCATATACTACATAAACAAGGTAGATATTTCATAGTGCATTTTAAAGAACTATTTGCATTAGATGGTAAAGAATCAAATTTATCAGATAATGATATCGAAAGAAGGAATACAATTGCTCAACTATTAGCAGATTGGGGTTTGATTGCTATAATCAACTCATCAGTTGCTGAAAGTAAAGCACCTCTATCTCAAATAAAAGTTTTAGCATTTAAAGAAAAGAGTGAATGGGACTTACAAGCAAAATATAACATAGGTAAAAAAATTGACAATGAAAGCACCGAAGTTTAGAGAATTTATTTCCGAAGCAAAAGATAATCCTAATAAATTAAAAATATTAGTGTTATCTGATGAGCCTGAAAAATCTAAATTATTCCATACAGCAAAAAGAGTTTTAGATGAAGCACCTAAATTAGGTCATAAAGTCTATGTTGTTTTTATTGATGGAGCTTATATCAAAAATGAAGATGGTATAAAAACCATTCACAATGTTGGTGATGACAAAGGTTTTGTAATTGATGATATAAACACTATTGCAATAATACGAGGTTCAATTACAAGAAAAGACGCATGGTTAGACTTGTTATCACAACTAGAAAAGGCAGGTGTTTCTTGTATTAATAATAGAGCAACTGTAAATATTTGTGTTGACAAATATAGAACATTTTTAAGACTTGCTGATTACGGACTAACTCAACCCCAAACAGTTTTAGTACCAAACAAAGATGGTGTTGAAACTGCTGTTGAAAATCTAGGTACAGGTTATCCTATGATTATGAAAACTTTACGAGGTAGTAAAGGTGTTGGTGTTATCTTTATTGAAAGTGAAAGGTCTTTAGAATCTATTGTGCAACTAATCTATAAAGAAAATGATGAAGCAGAATTATTAATTCAAGAGTATATTGAAATGGATGGTGACATTCGTGTTTTAGTATTAGATGGTAAAGTTTTAGCGGCTATGAAAAGGGATGTTATTAAGGGGGATTTTAGAAGTAATTTTTCTCAAGGCGGTAAAGTAAAAGAATTTAAAATGACTGAATTAGAGGTTGAACAATCAATCTTGGCTGCTAAAGCAGTTAATGGTCATTATGTTGCTGTTGATTTTATACCATCAAAAAATAGAGAAAAAATACCACCATATGTTATTGAAGTTAATTCATCTCCAGGTACCGAAGGTATAGAAGAAGCAACTGGTAGAAATTTAATTAAAGAATTAATACAACACTTTGAAGATCCTAAAAAAAGATATAAAACACCAACAGAGATTGGACATAGAGAAGTGCTTGATATCAAACCATTTGGTGAAATTGAAGCAAAGTTCGATACAGGTAATTCAGCGAAAGCTGTTATTCATGCTGATAAAATGAAAGTTAATGATAAAAAAGTTACATGGACATTATTAGGTAAGACTATCACATCCAATATTATTGAAAAGATAAATGTGGAGGTTGGTGGTATGAGAGATTATGACGAAGAACGATATGTGATTAAATTGGATATAGAATTTTTAGGTTCTCTTTATAAAGATGTAGAGTTTACATTGGATGATCGATCTGGTAGATCATTAATATTAGTAAATCGAGCATTTATGAGCAGAGCAAATGTAATGGTAAATCCAGCAAGAAAATATGTAGTTACTACAAAATATAGTTTAGAATAGTGCTTTACAAATCAATGAAAGTGTGTTATAATACATTATTACAAGGAGTGAACAATGGCAAAAAATCATCAAACAGAGAATCCCTTATTTAAGGCATTAGTCAAAAAATACGAATCAGATATAGCAAGTGCATATGCTACATTGATTATTTATTTTGACAATTCAGTAGGTATAGGGGAACATCCTCAACAACTAGAAGAAATGAACAAGCTAGTAGAAGCAATTGCTTCAGCGGAAGATAAAATCAAAGCATTAAACAAACATTTTAATAATACTCAAATATAGTGAAATTTTATACAAGTGTACTACCATATCGTGGCCGTCTATTAGTTCGTGGCGTTGACCACGATGGTAGTCATAAAAAGTATAGAATTAATTATAAGCCTTCTCTATTTGTTCCATCAAATCTACCAGAAACAAAATACAAAACACTAGACGATAAAGGTCTTGGTAAGGTCACTTTTGAAAGTATACCTGATGCCAAGAAATGGATTGATGATTATAAAAATGTAACTAATTTTGAGTACTATGGTAATACAAAATTTCAGTATCCATATATTGCAGATACTTTTCCTGATAAAGTAGATTGGGATATAGATCAAATAAGAATCCTTACAATTGATATTGAGTGTGAAAGTGAGAATGGTTTTCCTGATCCACAGTATGCAAGTGAGCCTTTAATTTGTATCACAGCAAAAGATCATTCTTCAAAAAAGATATTTGTCTTTGGTATGGGAAACTTTGTTAATGATAGAGATGATGTAAACTACATTAAATGTTCTACTGAAATAGATTTAATTAATAAGTTTGCCAAGTTTTGGGTTGCTTATAATCCAGATGTCGTTACTGGTTGGAATGTAAAGTTTTTTGATATACCTTATCTAATGAATAGATTTAAAAATCTTATGGGTGAAGAATATTTAAATCAGTTTAGTCCGTGGGGTGTTGTAAGTCAAAGTAGTACAAGAACAACAGCCAAAGGTTATAATACAGAACAGAAATATTGGGACCTTATGGGTGTTTCAATATTAGATTATCTTGACTTATATCGTAAGCATACTTTTGTTAGGCGTGAAAGTTATAAACTAGATTACATTGGTGAAGTAGAATTAAATGAAAATAAATTAAATAATCCATATGATACTTTTAAAGAGTTTTATCAGAATGACTATCAATTATTTGTAGAGTATAATATTCAAGACGTTGAACTGGTTGATAAACTAGAGGACAAAATGAAATTGATTGCTTTGCATTTGACAATGGCATATGAAGCAAAGGTAAATTATCAAGATGTTTTTGGTCAAGTTAGAATTTGGGATTGTATTATCTTTAATCATTTAAAATCTAAAAACATTGTTGTACCTGCTGTAGTTGAATCTAAAACCTCTGATGGTTATGAAGGTGCTTATGTGAAAGATCCAGTTGTAGGTTTTCACGATTGGATTTGTAGTTTCGATTTAAATAGTTTGTATCCACATTTAATTATGCAGTATAATATATCTCCTGAAACAATGGTTGGGTTTGATCCTAATCGTGTTAATGTAGAAAAAATGTTAAACGAAGAAGTTAATTTATCAGATTTAGATGGTTGTACTATAACACCAAACGGCGCTCAGTTTAGAACAGACAAACGAGGCTTTCTTCCTGAACTAATGGACACACTATATCAAGAACGAGTTATCTATAAAGATAAAATGCTAAAAGCAAAAGCCATGTATCAAAAAACTGGTGACAAAAAATTACTAAATGATATTGCAACAAATCATAATATTCAGTTGGCAAGAAAGATTGCATTGAATAGTGCTTATGGTGCTATCGGCAATCAATACTTTCGATACTTTGATGTAAGACACGCTGAAGGTATTACTATGGCAGGTCAATTGACAATACGATGGATTGAAAGAGATGTAAATGAGTTTTTAAATAATCTGTTAAAGACAAAACAAGTCGCATATGTTGTTGCCTCTGATACTGATTCAATTTATATTAAACTTGGTGCAGTTGTTGATAAGGTATTTAAAGATAAATCTGATACAAGAAAGATTGTAAAAGTTCTAGATAGATTTTGTGAAGAAAAACTACAAACATTTATTGATAAAAGTTTTGATAGGCTTGCTAAATATGTAAATGCATATGAACAAAAGATGATTATGAAACGAGAAGTTATTGCAAACAAAGGTATATGGACTGCTAAGAAAAGATATATTCTTAATGTGTATAACGAAGAAGGTGTTGATTTAAAAGATCCTAAGTTAAAGATTATGGGTATCGAGGCTGTTAAGAGTTCAACACCAGCCCCTTGTCGTGCTAAGATTAAAGAAGCATTGAATGTAATTATGAATAAAGATGAAGATGCTTTGATACAATTTATTGATGACTTTAGAGTTCACTTTAAAACATTACAACCAGAAGATATTGCTTATCCTCGTTCATGTAATAATTTATTAAAGTACACATCATCATCAGAGATTTACAAAAAGGCAACACCAATTCATGTGAAAGGTGCTTTATTATATAATAACTTATTAAAGAAACATAAATTAGTTAAGTATGAAGAAATAAAAGAGGGCGATAAGATTAAATTTATTATATTAAAAGAACCTAATTCATTAAGAGATAGGGTAATATCTTTTCAATCTGTATTGCCAAAAGAATTTGACTTGCATAGATATATTGATTATGATGAACAGTTTGATAAATCATTTTTAGATCCATTACGATTTATTGTAAATGCAATCAATTGGAATTTTGAAAAACAATCAACATTGGATAGTTTCTTTTAATGACAGATGAACAAATAAAAGAATTTTTAGGTATGTTTAAAACAATACCAGATCCAGAACATTATCCAAGATGTTTTGCATGGTATGTTAGAGTATATTTACATCATAAAGAAGGACAAAATAATGAAGGATAATGCATATACAAACTACAAACGAGATGAATCGTTATACAAAACTCTCATAGCCGCGGCTACAGAGACAAAACTACCTATCTTGACATCTAGTCACTTTGAAAGATTGAACGCTGAACACGGTAAAGAGAAGATGAGAACACATCTTGCTGATTATATTTCAAGTGAAAGGCCTGTATTTCCTCTTAAAGAAATAACTAAAGATGATATGAGAAAGTCTTTTCAGTCTTTGAAAAGTTTTGATACAAGTAAGATTTGTATACCTCAGGAACAAATTGAAAAAGAAGTATTTGAAAAATATGATGACTACAAATATAGTTATGAAAAGTATGGTCTTGGTTTAATAAATGGTGCAAGTACCTTTAATGATGTATCAAATCATTTTATGCAAGACTTACGATTAGAGTGTAGTAGTTATGGCTTCAGAGCACCTAAAGAAGTGTGGGAGAATGGTGATGCTTATGCTATATGGAAATGTTTAGGTCCTATCTGGCGAGGCATTAATGATGTTAAGAAAGTTATGATAGAGGGTAAAGAAGAATTAATTGGTGGTGAGTTAAGTGCTAAGAGTTATGTATCAGCATTTAGACTAGGTACTTACATTGCAACACAATTCAAACCAGTTGTCGCAAAAGCAATTTATGATATTACAAATGCTAAAATTGTATTAGATACAAGTTGTGGTTGGGGTGATAGACTTGCAGGATTCTATACATCAAACGCAAAAGAATATATTGGCTGTGATCCAAATCCAAATACTTTTGCAAGATATATGAAACAGGTAGATGAATATGAAAGAATATTGGGCAACTCAACTCCTATTGTTAAAGAAGAACGAGATTACTTTACAATCAATGCGTCTAAAAAAGTAACCATATACAGATGTGGTGCTGAAGATTTGCCATATAATGAATTACCACAGATAGATTGTGCATTTACAAGCCCACCATACTTTTCTACTGAGCAGTATAACAAAGGTGGCGAACATCAAGAAGATCAATCTTGGCATAAGTTTAATGAGTATGATAAATGGCGTGATGATTTTTATTTACCAGTTGCAGAAAAAACTATGAGTATATCAAAGTTTATGTTTGTAAATATTATGGATCCAAAAATACATGGTGTTCGTTATCGTTCTGGTGATGAACTGGTTGATAAGTTTCAAGATAAGTTTCTTGGTCAAATCGGTATGAGAATTATGCAACGACCTAAATCTGATACTTTATTTAAAGACGAAAAAGAAAAGGCAGACTTTATGAATAAGATGTTTATAGAAAATGTATGGTGCTTCGGGCCAGAAACAGACTTATTTAAAAATTCAAGAAAGAGTACATTAGATGAGTTTCTTGCTTGACAAAGAAACATATATAGTGTATAATAATGACAACTAAACTAATTGAGGTAAACTAAAGATGAGTGACTTTTTAAAAGATATAATAAAAGAGACAGGTAATGAATATGCTAGTCTAGTATCAGATGGTGCGTCAGGTGATGTAACAGATTTTATTGATACAGGTTCTTATATATTCAATGCATTACTTGGTGGAGGTATTCATAGAGGCTTACCTTCAAACAAGATAACTGCTATCGCAGGTGAAAGTGCAACAGGTAAAACTTTCTTTGTGTTAGGAATGTGTAAACATTTCTTAGATCAAAATCCAGATGGCGGAGTTATATTCTTTGAATCAGAATCAGCAATCACAAAAGATATTATTGAAGAAAGAGAAATAGATAGTAGTCGTATGGTGATTATGCCAGTTACTACTGTTCAAGAATTTAGACATCAAGCACTAACAGTATTAGAAAAATATATTGAACAAAGTGCTTCTGAAAGAAAACCATTATTGCTTGTATTAGATTCCTTAGGTATGTTATCAACTACTAAAGAAATGGAAGATACACAGGCAGGTAAAGAAACTAAAGATATGACAAGGGCTCAAATAGTCAAGGCTGCCTTTAGAGTATTAACATTAAAGTTAGGTAAGGCGAAAGTTCCTCTTATCATAACAAATCACACCTATGATGTTATCGGTAGTATGTTCCCAACTAAAGAAATGGGCGGTGGTTCTGGTCTTAAATATGCGGCTAGTTCTATTGTCTATCTATCTAAGAGAAAAGAAAAAGACGGAACAGAAGTTATTGGTAATATTATTCATTGTAAAAATTACAAATCCAGATTAACAAAAG